CGGGTGATTTCGTCGATAAAATACTGTTGGTCCAGTGCCGGCCCGGTGCCGACCAATTGCAGCATCGTCCGCGCCGTGATTTCAGTATGCCCCGGGCCCTGATAAGTCAGGACGCGCTCGTGTTGAGCGATCTGGAGCGACTTTGAATTGGCGATTTGCAAAGCCTCATCACGCGTCTTGTTGGCGACGACGAAGGTGTAGGTCTGCGACAATCCGCCCTGCGCTTGGCTCTTCGCCGAATGCTGCGCCTTGCCTGAAACCGCGAACCGAGTTGCCTTGTCCGGGTTCCACGAGATCACGTTCACGATCACGTCGCGCGCCAATGTCAGGGCGCGTTCAATCTTGATACTGGCGACGTTCGATGTTGCCGCAGCGCCCGGCACCGGCGGGGTGTACTTGATGATGTAGGGATCTTGAGACGAGGCCGATTTAGGCTGAAAATTCAGCACCCGGCCCGTCATATAGACGTCGTAATTGAGATATTGAGCGAGCCCGCAAAGCAGGTTCCACTCGGTGTTGGTTGCCGAATCGGATGCCGCGAGTTTCACGCGCATCTGCTCGTAATAGGTGCCGACCGCCCCCGTGGTTGATGCGATATTGCCGGTAATCCCGTATGCCGAATGGTTCGCCACCAGCGTATTCGCGATCTGGCTCGCCGTGTGGTCGGGATAGTGCTGCGTCGTCTTGCTGTCGATGAACAGGCTCGTGTAATCCCGGCCGGCGACGGTGACGGTGTTCGACCGCAGATCGATGTCGCACGTATCAGCCATACCAAGGAAAATTGAAGTCGGCTCCGGCGCCGGCAGTCCCGCCCCTACCCTGACCTCGCACTCCATTTCCGTGGCATCGCCCCAGAAGTCGAGGCCGAAGTTCGGCGGCATCGCGGCTAAAGGCAGCGTTGCGTGAAAGCTATCGGCGGCGAACCAATTGTTGTTCGTCACCTCGATCGTCGTGAAGGGGATCGGCGTTCCGTTGACAAGCAACGTCGCCCGGACCTGCCTGGCAGACCCGGTGGTGTCGAGGATCGGCATCTAATATGTCGCTCCGGTGCCGGTCCAGCCAAGCACCCCGGTTTGTGTCGAGTTCGGCAATGGGGACGGAATCGTGAGGGTGATCGAAGCATTCGGCAGTTTTGGGTCAAACAGACCATTCAACGAGGCAATGCGCGTCCACTGGAGCGGGTCGCCTAGGTATTGTGCCGCCAGCAGCATCAGATCGCCGCCAATCACTGTGATGGTTTGCAGTGCCATTATGAAAAGGCTCCGACGGCTCCGGCGATATTGACGCCCATCCGCACGAGATAAGCCGACGTCGCTTGCATACAGGCCAATTGAGCCATCAGCGTCGTCGAAGCCGTCATTGCCGCGATGTTGGTCAGGATCGACGCGCCGGGGATTTGGCCTCCGAGGGTGCTGTAGAAAGAGAGACCGGTGTTGATCGCCGTCAGCGCCGTGCCGGTGGCGACTTGAGCGAGGCCCAGCGCTGCGTTGACGCTATTCAACCCCGGCACGTTGTTGAGCAACGGTCCCGCCACACTGATCGCCGATTGCAGCGACCCGATCGCAGTCTGAACTGGCGTGATCACCGACGACAGCGTGCCGAGCGGGCAGTCATCCGCATAACCCATCGCGCCTTGCAAATCCTCGTTGACCATCTGATCAACGGTCGGCTGCTGGAGCGTCGTGTTCGGGTTACGGTTGTCCTGAACGACGACGCAGGAAATGCGGTAAGGGATCTCCCAATCGCGCTGATAGTCAGCGACGAAGCTCTGAATGAACACCGTGTAATTGAAATCCGCCCAAGCCAGTGTCATCGGCCGGCCGGCGCGGCGTTTGGCGTCGAGATAGGTCGCCCGGCTTGACGCGCTAGGCCCACGGAAGCGACCCGACCAGGACAGCGGGGCATCGTCAGCGCCCATCGCGTCGATGACCCTGGCGCCCCCGAGCAGCTTCTGAATGCCTAGCGCCTGTTCGCCGCCGAAGGGGAGGACTTCAGGGATTTCGAAGCCGCTGAACTCAAAGACGACGCCAGCGCCATCAATGAGCGTGAGATAGACCGGCACAGGCGTGACGTTCGACGCGCCGATGGGCGTGTTTGATCCAGCAGGATTGATGCCAGTGACGCTCATCAGTAGGCCGGAAGCAGTTGAGGTGTAGCCATCGGATCACCATAGGTCACACCTGGTGCCGGGCCGGTCCCTGCCTTGGCTTGATGGTCAGAGACGACGTTGGCGATCTGGCGGCCGTCGAGGTTGATGGTGGTGCTGATCTGGGTTGTTTGGTTTCCAGCCGGGGGCGGCGGGGTGACGTTGAAATTTGGCGCAAGGATATTCGGCGGCGGTGCGGCGGCGATCTGCGTCGGCCGAGGGGTGATTGGCAAACCGAAACGATCGTATCCCGGCTCGCCACGGTGGCCGAGATGCATCCGGTCCTTGTCTTTTAGAGGATTGAACGCATTGCCTAAAATGCGCGCCGGGTCAGCCGTTTGGTCAGTTCCACCAACTCCAGGCAGGTCAAGCGATTCAAGCGGATTATTTGGATCGGCAGAGTGAGGCATCTTGTCTTGTAGACCGGTGATACCGAGCCAATCCTTGATGCGCTTGCCGAGGTTGGTGATGTCATCCCAAAACACTCCAGCAGCGACAGCGATAGCGGCAACCGCAGCGACGACGCCGGCTGTGATCGCAGGGATGCCCAGCGCCGCAATGCCGGCAATAGCCGCGGCAGCAATGGCGACGGCACCCAACACAACAGCCAACGCCGATAGCGCCGTCGCAGTCAAAACGAGCGCCTTAGTCATCATCGGGTGATCGCGCGCCCAATCCGTCAAGCTGTGCAGCGCGCCAGCCAACCATCGCAACGCCGGCAAAAGCAGCGGGATGACTTCAAGCCCCAGCACCGTTTTCAGGTTATTCCACTGCGCTTCGGCCGCCCGGCTCGCCAAGTTCGGATCGTTCTTGATTAGATCGTCGGCCGCCTGCGTCGTGCCCATCGCGTTTTGCGCCATCTCTACATCCTTGTGGATGCGCACGAGTTGGGTCGCCATGATTGAGGCTTCGCGAACGCTGGTCTGGCGAGAGAATAAGCGCTGGATTTCGTCGCTGATTTGTTCCGGTTTCAGCCCCTTCTTTTCAAGCGCCGGAATAAGCGTGTTTTCTACCCAGGCCAGCGGGTTGGCGACAAACCCAGCCTCGTTCTTGATCGCCCCTTCCCCAAGGCGAACGCCGGTTTTAGTGGCGGATACCTTGGACTTGTCAATCAGCCCGAACTTCTCCCAATCTTCAACTTGGCGCTGTGGCATCACGCCGCCGTGAACCTGCGTCGAGATTGAGGTCAAGGCCGTGCCGGCCCCAGCGGCACCCATTTCCTGGATGATTGGCGCCATGCCGAGGATCAGGGCGGAAGGGTCCATGTTTTTGACGACGCCAGAAGCTTTTTTGGCAAATTCCTGCCAAGCGTGCGGGTCAACAATGCCATGCGTAGCAATGCTGGCCTGCGTCATCAAATCTATAAAGCGCGAAGCCTTTTCAGGGTCAATTTGGCCCGTCTTGGTGTTGATCGTGCCGCCCATCTGCTCGACAGCCTGCATTGTCGTATAGGCTAAACCTTCGACCTTCTCCCCTTTCAGGGATTCCATGACGGCACCAAGCTGCTGCATCTTCGGGAGAAAATTTATCGCCTCATCCGTGTTGCCGAGTACGCTGCGCAGTTCGCCGATTGCCTTGACGTTTTCGGCCGCCGTGGTGGTCATCAACGTGCCGGTCGTCTTCCACGCGGCGGCGGTTGACTTGGCAATATCGGCTTGGCTCATGCCGGCGATCTTCATTAACTCAAGCTGGTGAACCAGTTCTTTGGCAGGCTCAACCGTGGCGCCGATCGCCTTAAGGCCGAGAATGCCGGCGCCTCCAAGCAATGCGCCACTCGCCCCAAGCAGCGACATCGTCTTCATTGTCTTATTCAGCTTATCAGCCTGCGCGTCGGTCTTGGCGAAATCGCGCGCAATCATGCCGAGTATTGACGAGACGTGGTTCGTCAGCGCTACAGTGATGCCGATCCGAAAAGCTTCCAAGGAACTATCCTCATGTCGTTTCGAGGCAATCACCCGCTGGCCTTCAGAGATGACGGCGCCAGTTTTCGACTACGCCGGACCGCCGCGCTCTATCACGAGCACCAGGGCCGATCAGACATTCCGCGTTGGGCGCGCAGGCTCACCAAATTCCTCGGCATCTTTGCCGTCGTGGCCATCGCTTCGATAATTGGCGCTTTCGGCGCCTTTTTCACAATCGGGCTGGCGCACGGCGCGGACGGGCCGATGAGTGCTGAGGATTTCACGATCGACGCGCCTAAGTTGCGCGGCAAAACCGTCAGCGTTCAAGGTTCGGCGGCATGTCTCAACGCGATGTGTTTTCTTTACGGCCAGCAGATCACGACGAGCGTCGGATTTGATCCGAAAGACCTTAGCAGGGATGATCGTAAGAGGCTGTTGTCGTGCAATCCGGTCATGTCGCCATGCATCGCGACGATAACCGGATCTGTTGATGGCAACCCGATGATGCCCGTTTCGGCAAAGTCGATCAGCTTCAGGTGATTTTAGGTTTGGCCTTCACCAGCGCTGATGCGAGCGCCCGGCCCACCATATTAGCCACGTGCTCGGCTTCCTGCGCTCCTGTGAGCCCGTAAACCGATCGCGGCGGGATATGGGCCGTGCCGACTTCCTGATACAACATTATGGGATCATCTGAACCCATATAGCCGACGCCATCACCAACGCGGGTGTCTGTGGTGTCCCGCAGAGTTCCAGAACGCAACAGCGGATCGTTCTCCGTAAATCCTTGCGCGACACGGTCTTCCTTGGTGCTTTCGGCCAGTTCCTGCCATTCGGCGATCTCTCCAGCACCCGGCTGATAGTGGCCGAATTTCTCCATTGCCACATGCTTTAGATGGTCGACGACATCTTTCAATACGGCCTGTTCAGCCTCGTGCTGCACGAGCGCCATCGCGCCAATGTGTTTGATAAAGCCGGAAATAGAATTGAAGTCGGTCAATTTTGTTTACTCCAGCGCATAGACGACCAATCCCATTTGCCGCCGTCCAGCTCGCCGAAGATGATCAGCCAAGCCATGCAATCGTCGGGCGACACGGAAAATGCAACATCGAAGGGCACCCCGGATTTGATGAGGTACAGCCGAGCCCTCAATTCGGGATGCCCTACTCGTTTTTTAGATCAGTATCTTCCGATTCCTTGACGCCGAAATGCTCAACGGCACCCGTCGCGATGGCATTCAAACCATCATCTTCCAAGCGGCCGATCAGGGCCTCGAACTGAAGTTTAGTGCGCGGAATCGTAACGCGATCGCCATCGATGTCCACCACCATATAGGCCAGGCCGGCGTAGCCCAAATAGGTGGGATTTGCGCAATTATCCGCGCCGATAGCTTCGAACATGCGCATGCGATCAAGAGCGTTCAGCCGCTTGATCGTGATGGCACGTCCGCGCGCGTCGGTAACGATAACAGTGCCGTTTGCCTCAGCCACGATGCTTTCGCTTGGCGTCAACGGCTTGTCGCGCGGTGTAACGGCCATGATTACGACACCTGAATGCGTTGTGATGCCCTGAACGACATCGCCACGTCGATAAAGGCATCCTGCTTGCGTGCGCCGATATCGTCCAGATGAAGCACGACGCCCGTATATTTGAACTGATGGATAGCGCCGGTCGTCGCGTCGTTCGTCGTCTCGAGGATCTGAGACGAGGGCACGTTCTGACCAGACCAGTAGAGCGCTTCCATCTGCGCGAACATGCTGTCGATCGTCGAATCGACGCGCTGGATCTTAAATGATCCTTCCCAGCCCTTCGGCACCTTGGCGAAGATCGGCGGTTGACCAAGCGGCATTGATTCGAGGTCATTGACCATCTGCTTGGCGCTGAACTCGATGATCGTCGTCGTCGTCACGTAACCAACCGGCCCGTACAGGTCCAGCGCCGTGTCATTGCCGACGTTCAGGTTATTGTAAGACATCTAGACCTCCGTTAAGCGGCAAGGGCTGCGGTTTTGCTGACGATCGAGACGGACGCGCCGCCCTCGACGTTAAGCAAGAACTTCTCGAGAATGCCGGGATATTGAACGCGCACATCCATCTGTCCGTAACCGAGTGCTGTGCGCGATTGCGGATTGTTGGTGGCGTCCATTTTCGCGGTGTAGCCAACGATCAGGCTTTGCGTCTGCATCGCGGTCAGGAAGGCGTTGACCGTGGACAGAGCCTGCCGCCAGGTCGCCGCCGTGTTCAGCTTGCCGACATACTGCCCCATGCCACCGACCTGGTTGAAGGTCGCGGCGATGTAATTGGTCAGGCGCGTGTACTGATCGGACTGGATGACCGCATTCGACGAGCTGTTGTGACCCGACGCGCAGGCGAAGATGTTTCCTGCGGGGGCTGGATTGGTCACAACGTCGAAACCGGCCCCGATAAGCTGGGTCAGCTCCGCCAGGCTGTACGGTGCGCCGGAAAGCTGCCGCTGCGTACCCTGGAAGCCGTAGAGCGTCTTGTTGAGGCTGACATTCTGGGGGGATAGGTTCGACAACAGCCCAGCGGCGGCACCCTGCGGCGACACCGTGCGCTGCACGTTGTTATAGGGATCGTTCCAGATCAACCAATCGCCGAACATGACCTTGAAGGCGTAGCTGTCGATGCCGTAGATGGCCTTGTTAGCAATGGCGTTAGTGATGGTATCGCCCGCCGGGGTGACACCGACCATATAGGTGCCTTCGCTGATTCCGTAAGCCACCTGATAGGTCGCCTGGGTCCAGTCATCGCAGTCAGCAAGAACGCCGATCGATGCCTGAGACCCGCGCAGGGCGTACATGCCTTTTCGAGGTGTCGTATCAACACCAACGAGGGTGGCGCCATTGACAGCGCCCGCACCATCCGTGCCGCCGGTAAGGGTGTAGGATGCGGCGACGGGCGTCGTGGTGCCGGTTGGGCTCGAGGCGACGACGATATTCGACGGGCCACGAATGCCGGACTGCCCGCTATTGATCGCGGTCGCCATGTTACCCCAATACGACGTGACGGGGGTGTAAGTGCCGCCGGAGCCACCGCCGCCGGACAGGGTGATGGTGCCGGAGAGGTAGCCCTGACCGTTGCTCACGATTGTTGCCGCACCCAATCCCCAGGTAAAGGTGAAGGTCGGCGTGCCGATACCAGCGCCAGAGGTCGATGTCATCGCAACCGGGTTGGACGGCACGGAACCGCCGACAATGCTGCCGGCATTAATCACCGTTACAGCCGTGACAACGCCAGACGCGACCGTTGAGACCTTTAGAATGATCCCGTTCGGAAAATTCAACAGATCGTTGACCGCAAAACCGCTGGTGCCGCCCGTAACCAGAGCTGGCGCCGGGAGCGTCGTGAGGGTCGCCTGCACGACGGCCTGCGCAAGCGGGCCGCTGGTCGCATTCGGCGCGGACACTGAAGCGGACGGGACGGAAGTGTAGCCCGTGCCCGCGACAACCGTGACAGAACTGATACCCGACGCGATATTGTCGAATAGCTCCTGGATCTGACCAGGGATGTTAATCGCCACGCGCCACGTATTTGCCGCCGTCCCGGCGCTGACCGTCGCCACGGCCTGATTGCCGAGCGTGCCGGTGTATTTGCCGGTCAAGGTAAGGTTGCTAGTGCCAATCGAAATCGAGGCGGCCGTGTCCGTGCCGTCAGACACGCGCACCAGGCGCATGTTATTCGCACCCTGATAGATCGCCATCGCGGCTGCGGTCGCCATGTCGTATTTGCGCGGCTGCGGCGAGCCGTATTGCCGGACGACATCGGCGAACAAAGCGGCGGTCAAGGGCTGGTTGGTCGGCCCCCATGTCGCCGTGCCGACGATGCCCAGGATATTCGACGGGACGCCATTGAGCAGGGCAACCTGCGGGGCGAGGATCTGGACATAGAGGTTCGGCACCACCAGAGCGGTCGTGTTGAGCGTGCCTGAGGCGAAAATCGGCATGGGGTATTACTCCATCAATATGCGGGCAGTGGGCTGCGGTTATTCTGCGGCTTTGGCGCCCTTGACGGCGCGTTCAGGCTCGTCAGGATGGTCCGCCTGCACGTAATGCTGATCGTGATCGCCCTCGGTGAGGAGCATCGCGACGAGGTCAGGGTTCTTGATCACCTTGCCCTTAGCCTGATGGCCTAGGACCGGGTGCGTGAATTCATTGGAGACGACGAGAACGCGCATGGAAGACCTCACTGGCTGAAGGTTTGGATGACCGGATAGGTCGTATCGACGCCGCCGCCGATGGTTTCGGTCATGACGACGATTTGCGGAATTGAGGCGGTTGCGAGGGTCGGATATTCGACCCAGTAGATGAGGTCGCGGCGGTACAGCGTGGCCTTTTCGGCCGTGTCGATGACGCGCTCGCCTTCATAGATCAAACGGCACCCGGATCCGTCGAGCAGAGTGATCCACGGCAGTTGTGCCAGCGCGATATCAATAACTGGCGCTATCGTGTCGCGGGTCGGCTGCGAAGGTGCCCAGATCGTGATGACGACCTGACGCTTCTGGCGGCGCACTTCGTTGACGGCACTCGCCACACCACCGACCGCTGCATTCATGAACCTAATACCGGCCGGCGCCGTGATGACCGGCCCGGAACTCGTTACCCCTGGAAACTTCGCCGCGACAAGCGCCGCCAGCGCGGTCGCTATCGTCGTCAGCGTGTCATTGGCCTGCACGGCATAGGCAAAGCCAAGCGCGGTCGCTGGCGTGCCTCCTGCCGCCACGATGCCGATATTCTGCGGGGTGGATACCGTCCCGCCGATCGTCATCTGATTGTTATTCGCCGCCAGTGTCGTCGTCAACGACGTGACAGGCGCGGTGACAGTCTGCCAGCTCCCTTGAGCAAACCGCGTCGTGTTCTTAACAACTCCGTTCGGAAAGACCGAGATATTGACATTGCCGGCTGCGATATCGGCGTCGAGATTTCCGGCTACCGGCCAGCCGGGGAACACATGCACCTTATTGCCAGCGATCGGCGCATTACCCGTACCGCTCGGATAGACCGTCGACCGCACCAGCGAGACCAGTGCGTTGCAGGCGTCGATGATGTCAGCCATCGGTCAGGCCTCAAGTCGTTCGCACATGAGCGTGTAACCGAGGATGTCCCAGTTATTGGCCGTCACCTGATAGCGCTGGCTCTGATCGTCGGTGACGATATCGCGATCATTGATCAGCCCAAGCGCCGCTGACGAGGCTGGGATGAAGATTTTCCAGCCAGTTCGGTTGTAGATATCGCTCGGCAGATCGGCGAGTGGCTTTGCCATTGATGAGGCGAGCTGGATTGAGGCCGGCAGGCCAGTAGCCACCGTCGTCTCGCTCGCCGGGTTCAGCCCCGTCGCCGCGTTGACGCCGCCATACCCTTCCGATCCGACCGCCGCCTGCACATTCGGGCGCGTGATCGTGATCGTGCGGTTATAGATTGAGGGGATTTCCCAAGGCAGCGTCATCAGCCGCTCGTCAGCGGATTGCTATCCGTCGTCGATCCACCGCTTGGCGAGGCCACCGGCAGATAGTTGTCATCCATGTCGATCGTGAACTGCGGCCCAACGCGGTCGCTGTTCTGCTCGTTGTTGATCTTGTCGGCATTGCTGGTGCCGCCAGCATAGGGTGCCGCACCACCAAGGGCGGCATCCTTGTTTTCGAACATCGCCGCGCGCCTCGAATAAGCCGCCGCCATCTGGCTGTACTTAATGCTGGTATTACCCGCCGCCGTATCGGCGCTGCGTGAGTACTGGCTCGATAGGGTCTGGCAGCAAAGCGCGGCGGTGCCGAAGATCGACGAGCGCTGCGACAGGAAATAGGCCAGTTCTTCGTCCTGAAACTGCGGCGAGGCGGCGACGGTATCGCCGATCATCAGGCGCAGTTGATCTTTCGCCGAAGTCGAAAGATCGGCGAACGAA